AGCAAACTTTGCAGGTGAAGTCGTTTACGATGCAGGCCAGAGATTATGGGAAGCAGGTAAAACGGCTGTTGGGACTAGAATGGAAGGATCTGGAGGTGGTGGAAAACACACATCGACTGGTTACGGCTCAGGCGGCGGTAGCTATGAAGGGTTAGAAATCGGTGGCATGCGAGGTGACCACGGCTGGGCTATGGCCGATAGAGTCCCTCCCATTGAGGCCAAACTTGACACTGGAATAGTTCCGAATGCCTATTCAACTGATAGGGAAACGCCGCTATTAAACAGTAGCAGTGAGGCGATTTCTATACCTCTGCATATTCAGTGCATTGAGGTTAAAATACCGGAAGCGGGATTTTCTGAAGCTTGGTTTGAAACACTTCAGACCTTTAGAATAAGAAATCAAGCCCAAGCTAACGTTTCGTTTTCTATTCCAGATACGAAGCTTACGGATACAGCGTTGAGAAATTATTTTAATGTAGTGATTAATGCCTTATCCGTTTATTACACTTACGAATCAGTTATTGCATACACTGAGTCCTACTTCAATAGAAATAAAGGTCTCTTTGAAATAAGACAAAATATCCAAGCCAATCAGATATTTAAACTTATTATGCTTAGGAAATTGTTAGAGTCAACTCCAATTCCTAGGAACATGTTTATGTACATATACTGGTTATTCTGTCATTACAGAACTACGCCCACAGCTGAAGGCGCTATTCTTAAATTCTCTGCCGTAGATTTTAATAAAGCCGGAGATACTGTAGATTCTCCTGTTCAAGATGCAATCGACGCTCTGAACTCTATTAATATCACAGCCTCTTTATTAAGACGTACTTTCCCAGCTTGGCAACTTGGTAATATACCGGGGTCTCCATCAGATACATTACACGACAGTGGCTTCTCAACACTGTTTTGGAATACTGGTTATGTCTATAACTATACTGATAGTTCTGGTACCGTTACTACTCTTAGATACCCAAACGTGAGTAGTTATGTAACTCCATACTATATGGGGATCTACGATAATGAGCTTGATGGTGCCATAACATCTAGTATATCATACTATGATACTAGTAATTCCGAATGGACACCAGCTCTTATTAAACCGGTCGCTTCAGCGTTGGGATCTTCTAGACTAATCTACACCCATAACTCTACTGATGGCGATAGATTCGACAATTGGTTTAGTGAAACTAGAAGAGATGGTGTCGGAGACTACACTCACAGCGGGACTTCTACAGCCACGTCAGGCTACAGTAGAATTCGATCATCTTGTCAAGCACTCCTTGGAGTTACTGCTAATACAATTTCAGAGTCTCTGATTAAAGTAATGGAGTGGTTCATGACATGGGAGGATACTAAGAAGAGACCTGACAGACGAAATTCTCTATCGGAGAACATGGAGGATACGTCAGGAAGAAGTAAACCTAAACGACGACGTAGAAGTAAGGGTAAACCTAAAACTTAGACACTATTTAATTTCAGGAGTTTAATATGGAAATTGAATCATTAGATTCATTTAATAATGACTTTGATTCCGAGAACGCAAACCTTAAAGCATTCGATTTTATCAAAGGTTTAGATATTGATCTGAGTGCAGCCCGAAAGCTTTCCGCTTCTCTTTCCGGAGTTTTACGTGGTAATGACGTTGTTCTTAGATCTCCTATCGCTAAGAATCTTGATACCAACGACATTCTCCTTGGTTGGGATGAAATCTTTAATTCTAATCTTGAGGACGTTAACAAAACACTCTTTGAAATTGAAGCAAATCAGAGGAGTAAATTTGGTCCTAGATCTATTCAAGCTCCCTGGAACCAAAGGAGGTCGAGCTTATATGACTACTTCAGAAAGGATCAAATTCAACATAGTAGTTATTCCTCGTCTTTCATACATTCATTGGGTTATAAATCTAAACTTAGACCGATTAGTATATCCAATGCAATTTCAGAACTTAAGAATTCCACTAGTAGTGGTCTACCATTCCTGCTTAAGAAGGGGAATCTGAAAGAAAGATATATGAAAGAATTTTCTAAACTGCTCGCTAGACGTGATCCCTGTGTTTTATTCACTAGAACTCAGGAGCAAGGCAAGACTCGTAACGTTTGGGGTTACCCCATGGCTGACACCATCAATGAAATGCGTTATTTCAAACCCATTCTTAAGTTTACTAGAAGTCTACCTTGGCGAGCGGCTCTAATGGGTCCCGACGCTGTCGATAGAGCTATATCACATCAAATAAACGAAGCGTCAGCCAATAATCAAGTTCTCGTCTCAGTTGACTTTTCCAGTTACGATGCCAGCATAGGAGAAGCGCTGTTTCATCTATCTCTAGATATGACTAAGAATTTGTTTCAATCTCAGTATCATCATGAGTTAGACATGTTGTATGATAGGATTCGCTCAATAGCCATAGTTACTCCTGATGGTGTCGTCAAGGGTTATCATGGTGTGCCTTCTGGTTCTACTTTTACTAATCATATAGATTCAGATGCACAATTGGCGGCCGGTTTGAACAGTGGTATCTCATTTATAGGAATGGCTTGGCAAATACAAGGTGACGACGGTGTGTGGCGTGTTCATGAGAACGACATTG